AGACGCTAAAGATATTGCGGAAGGCGAAGCAATCACTCCTGATCAATTAACTACTGCTAAGTCTACAATGACTATCAAAAAAGCTGGTAAAGGTATCGAATTAACAGACGAAGCGATTCTTTCTGGAATCGGAGACCCTATCGGTCAAGCTGCATACCAAATCGCTTTAGCAATTGCGAATAAAGTAGACAACGACTTAGCTAAAGAAGCTGAAAAAGCTACTCAATTTGTTACAGAAGCACCTACAACAGGAGATGCACTTGACAAAGCCTTAGCAGTATTCTCAGACGAAGAAGACGCACATTATGTTGCAGTTATCAATCCAGAAGATGCAATCGCATTACGCAGTAACACAGTAAAAGAGTGGTTACGTGGTTCAGAAATTGGTGCAAATACTGTTGTTTCTGGAACATTCGGTGAAACACACGGAGTTCAAATCGTACGATCTAAGAAAGTAACAAAAGGAAAAGGATTCCTTGTTAAAGTTTCTCCAGTTGAAACAGATACAGACGATGTTGCTAAATATGGTGCGTTCGTTATTAACTTAAAACGTGACGTGGCTATCGAAAAAGACCGTGACATTTTAAAGAAAACTACTGTTATTACTGGTGACGAACACTACGGTGTTTACTTATACGATCCAACAAAAGTCGTAAAATTCGGAGGTGCTTAATGGGAATGTTGTTACGACGACATTACCCACAAAAGCCTGT